AATGACTTGCAAAAGTTACACAGGCAGAGCAAATATCAATATTTATCACGGTGATTGTATGGAGTTTATGAAAAATAAACCTGCGAAAAGTTATGATTTGGCAATTTGTGACCCACCGTATGGATTGGGCACAAAAACAACAGATGGTGGCACAAATAAAAATAGTCAAACAAAATTTATGAAAGATATTAGAAGAACAAATTGGGATAATAATATGCCAAATCTTGCATATTTTGAATTATTAAAACAAAAAAGCAAAGAGTATATTATTTGGGGTGGCAATTATATGTGTGATATGATAGGTAAAACAAAGTGCTTAATAATTTGGGATAAGATGACTTATATAACAACTATGAGCCAGTACGAATTTGCTTTTACATCATTTACAAATCATTCTAAAATGATAAAATTTAATAGTACTGATAATGAAAGACAGCACCCAACCCAAAAGCCAGTAGCATTATACAAATGGTTACTTACAAACTACGCAAAACAGGGCGACAAAATTTTAGACACTCACGGAGGCAGTATGAGTATAGCAATAGCGTGTTGGGATTTGGGATATGATTTAGATATAATAGAACTTGATAAAGATTATTACGATAAAGCAGTTCAAAGATTTGAAAGGCATATTAATCAAAAACAAATATTTTAAAAAGGATTGTAAATGAAAATAGCAAAACAATTAACAGTAAAATTAAAATCAAGTGATAATTTTAACAATTATATTGATATTGATTATTATAATACAAGTTTAGATTATAGATTAAGAAAAACATTAATTATTGATAAAAGATTTAATTTACTTGAAGAGATTGTGAATAGATTAAATTACTATGCAGGTAATAAAGATGATTTTAGTAACACAAACATAATAATTAAGGAGGGTTAAAATGTTAGAAACAGTATTAATAGCAATTAGCATATTATTAATAATGGTTTGTTTGGTTCAAAATGGCACAATTAACAATTTGAGATTTGAAAAAGAGAAGTTAAAAGATTTGCACTGCAAAGAAAAAGAAAAATTAATTAGTATGATTAGTTGGTTTAGCAGTTATAGGATTAAAGAAACAGGCGAAATTGAATTAATCAATATTGAAGATGAAAATAAGTTAAATGAAATAAATTTGAATTAAAATTAAAATAAAATTAGAATATTAAATAAAAATTTGTTAATTTTGTATTGCGATGTCTTTGGATGTTATTCATAGCAAACACTGGTAACGTGAAACCTTAATCAGCCAGCATTTACCTAAATGAAAAAAGGTTTGCAAACATAATTGTCTCTATTTGATGTTCCCTATGTGTTGGGGGTTGGTAAAACAACCCCTTTATTTAAAAAAGGATAAAATGAAAATTAGTGAAATAAAGTTAAATAAGAAAAATCCCAGATTAATTAAGGATTACAAATTTGAGAAACTTAAAAAATCAATTACAGAGTTTCCAAAAATGTTAGAACTAAGACCAATTATTATTGATAATGATAATATTATCTTAGGTGGCAATATGAGATACCAAGCATTAAAAGATTTGGGATATAAACAACTGCCTGATAATTGGGTTAAAAAGTCTAGTGAATTATCTGAAGAGGAAAAACAAAGATTTATAATTGCGGATAATGTTGGCTTCGGAGATTGGGATTGGGATATTATTGCAAATGAATGGGACACAGAGTTACTCGCAGATTGGGGATTAGATGTGCCGAGTTTTGAAGTTGATGTTGATTATTCAATATTAGATGACCAAGACACAGACCAGCAGTTACAAGATATGGCAGACGGTGTTAAAAAAGCAATACAAATAGAGTTTGAACCTGAACATTATGACGAGGCTTATCAATTAGTTAAGTTTTGGAGAGAAAAAGGCGGATATGTAGGTAAAATGATTTTGGATTATTTAAAAGCAGAAAAAAATAAATTATGAAAATATTAGTTTGCATACCGTCTAAAAGCAGACCTGAAAATATAAAGAAATACACAATACCATTTATGCAAAGATTAAAATTAGATTATAAGGTATTTGTGGAGCCGTCAGAAAAAGAATTATATAAATTTGATAATGTAGTATTACATAGTCATAATAATATTGGTTTGGGTGGTGCTTTATTAAGTTGCAAAGAATACGCAATTAAAAACAATTACGATGTAATATTTAAAATAGATGATGATGTTATAGGTATTGGAGAAATAGAAAAAGATATTGAAAAAATCAAAAAAGCATTAACTATAAAACAAGTTTCAGCAATATGTTTTCCATACGATTTTGAATTTTATAGTAAAAGCGAAAAACTATTTACAAAAGAAAATAAAAGAATACAAACAGCATATTTGATTAAAACTGACCGTTTTAGACCTGATAAAAGAATAAGTACTTTTGAAGATTTTTACCAATATTTACAAATAATAAATAATAATGAAAAAACATTATTTTGTTCTAAGCATTTAATTAAATGTAAAGCAGTTGGCAAAGGTGCGGGTGGGTTGCAATTATATGATAGGCAAGAAATGGCGAAAAAAGAAATAGCAATATTTAAACAAATTGACCCTACTATAACAGTAATTAAAAAAAATGATAAGCCGTGGAAGTATGAACCTAAATTTACAGCAAATAAATATAAAAGTAAATCTATATGAAAAAAATAGAATTAATACAAAAAGAGCATAATATTAAAGTTGGGGATAAATGCCCTACAATTAATCCAAACGTTACTGAGGATTGTTTGTTTATTGCTAATAATGAAGTAATCGGTTTTTATATTAGAAATATTGGGGACTATTCTGAAAAAGCATTAAAATTAGTAGAATTGGCAAATAAAGAATTTAGAAGTGATAATGTGCCTAAACAAATAATGGCAAGGACTAATGGCGAACCTGGAACAATGAAAGAGCGTGGAGTAATTGGTGTAAAACAATATTGCACAATATTAGGTGGGACAGCACCAAAGCCACATTTAGGTAGAAATTACAAAAATATACATAGTAATCATAGTGTTAAATCAGCACAAACGTTTATTAAAGCAATGATAGGATTAGCAGTTGAAAGCGAAAATATAATGCAAAAAATAGCACCTGAATTATATAATAGACAATTAGAAATATTTAAAAACGTTATACCCGAATATAAGTTTGGGAATTTATTTACAAGTAGTATTAGCAACTTTAATATTAATGCAGATTATCATAGGGATAGTGTAAATATACCAAACACTGTTAATGTAATAATAACTAAAAGATTAAATTCTAATGGTGGTAATTTAAACGTTCCTGATTATGGTGCTACAATAGACCAATGTAATAACTCTATGTTAGTTTATCCAGCGTGGAGGAATATACACGGCGTAACGCCAATAATACCAACTTTTGAGGGTGGGTATAGAAATAGTTTAGTATTTTATCCACTAAGAGCATTTTTAAACAAAGAATAATTATGAATATACAAAATTTGACACTTAAAAAGGCAATGATTGAAGCCCTGAAAAAATCTTTGGGGATAGTAACAACAGCGTGTAAAGAAGTTGGTATTGAAAGGCAAACTCACTATAATTGGTTAAAAGACGACCCTGAGTATAAAGCACAAGTTGAATCGCTTGACGATATGGTTTTAGACTTTGCAGAAAGTAAGTTGCACCAAAGTATTAACAATGGCTCAGATACAGCCACAATATTCTTTTTAAAAACAAAAGGCAAAAAGCGTGGATATATTGAGAAACAAGAAATAACAAACACTAACCTTAATGTAGAAGTTCAAGAAGTTACAGAAGAGATGCAAAATGAATTGTTAAACACACTTAAAAGAATGATTGAATAATGAAAGCAATATTAAATAACTTTTTATTAGATATTTATTGTTGGTATGTAGCAACTAAGATTGTATTTTTTATAACTATTGCTATGACTTTCAGATTAGAAACAGAAGAGTCATTTTTAGATTATGTAGCTGAAAGCATTTATAAAAGCGTTTTAAAAATTGAGGACTGGCAATAATGAGTATAGAAATTGGTATAGTAATTTTTGCAATATTGACAATATTGTTTTTGCTTAATATGTTGGTAAAAGACTTGCAACAAAGAGTAAAAGAATTAGAAAAATATCAAAGTGCAATAGAATTAAAAGAGTTTCAAACAGAACTTAATAAAAAACTATATAAAGCAAATATTTATAAAGTAGAAAATGAAGTACCCGAAACTAAAACATTTGATTTGACTTTTGAAAATGGCGACGTTGAAACATACAATATTGATAATGAGCAAACTAACACCTAAACAATATTTAGAAAGTCTTAAATTAATCAAAGAACTTGCGACAAAAGACGTTGCAAGTTTTTTGATGTTTAACAACAAAGATTATCAAAAGCCAAAACACTTACAGCCAATTATAGATGAGATTGATTTAATTTGCAATGGTGCAGTTTCAAAAATGATGTTTAGCGTACCACCACAACACTACAAAAGCGTTAGTTTATTGAATGCAGTTGCTTTATACCTTACTAAATATCCCCATAAAGTAGTTGCTTATATTTCTTATAGTCAAACATTCTCACAAACACAAACACGTAAAGCAGTGCAGATATATAAGCACTTTAATCCAAATAGTAAAATCTTAATTGATACTCAAAAAGAATTTATATTAGAAAGTGGTGGTGGTTTAATTACAAGTTCTGTTGATGGTGGATTAACTGGATATGCTATTGATTGGTTAATTATAGATGACCCTATTAAAGACCGTTTAGAAGCCGAAAGCCAAACGTTTAGAAACCGTAACATAGATTGGTTTAATGATGTTGCTAAGACACGTTTAAGACCCGATAAAACTTCAATTACAATAGTTCATACACGCTGGCATAATAACGATTTAATCGGTTACTTATCAAAGAATGAGCCAAGCATTAAATATATTAATCTAAAAGCAATAAATGATAATAACGAACCCTTATTACACAATTTAGAGTATTACGAACAGGTTAAGCAAGCGAATGCATACGGTTTTTATTCTTTATATCAAGGGGAGCCGATAGGTAAGTCAAGTCATTTATTTAAAGAGTTTGTTTATACTGATGTATTGCCGAGTAAATACAGCGTTAGTGTAGGATTGGACTTAGCATATACAGCGACTTCAAAAGCAGATTATAGCGTTTATGTTGTTATGCTAAAAGATTATGAAACTAATAAATATATTATTATTAAAGCAAAATGCTGGCAAGCAGATATAAATGAAACTAAAAATATTTTGCTTAGATTGCGAAATGAATATCCAAATATTAAATTTGGTATTGAAGCGAATGGAACTCAAAAAGCAATATATGATATGTTAAAAGATGTTTTACGACCACTGAAGACAATGGAACTAAAAGGGGATAAGTTTGTAAGGGCTCAAGATTTTAGTAGTCAATGGAACTTAGGGAACGTATTAATCTATTCAAAAGGGGATATTGATAATCAATTCTTTGAACAGATTGCAGAGTTCTCAGGATTAAAAGATTTGCACGATGACTTTATTGATGGAGCCGTTTATGCTTATGAATTAAGTAAGAAAAAAGAAGTTGAATATAGAAAATTTGGTTAATTTACATAACAATAAAATCCACAATACAAAATTAAATATTACAATGTTTAAAAGTTTTTGTTAAGTATTGCAGAAAATTACACAATTTTGCAATGTGAAAATAAACGAATACATAAAATCAATATTTAAAGCCCCTAAGACGCCCACAAAAGCCGTTGAACAACGAGCATTACAATTCTTTAAGCAAACGATTACAGCGAACAATATAGGTGATTTGTCAGTAACTCAAATGTTAAGCAATTATTCATTTATTTGTATGAATAAGATTGCAGAGTTAGTTGCAAATCAAAAGTATTATGTAGGTAGTTATGATGCAGAATATGATACTTATGAAACTATTTCAGAAGAGAATAATTGGTTGGTTAATATTGTGGATAATAATAGCCAAACAATGCAAATATCTTTTAATGAATTATTAGAATTAGCAACATATTGGTATTATATTGAAGGTAATGTTTATTTGTGGTTTAGAGTAAGTAACTATAATGGTGGCACAAAAGCAAAATATCCAGTTGAAATTATATTATTGCCGAGCCGTGAAGTTGAAATTAATGCAGGTAGTTACAATTTAATTGATAGTTATAGTTTAACATTAAATAATAAATGGATTACTATACCAGCAACCGAAGTATGCCATATTAAAACAATGTCAATACCAACGTATAGCGATAATCCTACTTACTACTATAAAGGTATATCAAAGTATTACAATGCTTTAAAAGATGTTTTAGGTGCTTATTATACGATGTTAGATAATGCAAACACCGAATTAAATCGTCAAGGCGTACCAAACATTGTATTAACTAACGACCACGACCCTATATCACCACAAGAGCAGATAAATTGGCAAGATGCACTTAACTCTCGTTATGGTAAATATGCACCGATAGTATTTGCTGGTGAGCAAAATACCAAGTATGAACGTATGGATATTGGTAATAACATTATTGCACAAAATACAGGTGCCTTTGCAGGTGGATTAAATACAGAGTTAAAGCAACTAATTACTTCAATGTATGGTTTGATGTTAGATTTTGTTAATGGTACCCCAGCATATACAAGTAACTATAAAGAAATGAAAGCAACTATTTATGAGCAAACTATTGACCCACTCACAAATAGATTTTTAAGTGCAATAAACAAACATTTAAAGCAATATGATAATGGCGAATATTCAATACAATACACACCGTTTAAGTATGAAAGTTTAAATGACAAAGTTTTAATTGCACAAACTCTTTGGATGGGTGAAGCAATAGGCAAAAATGAATTAAGGGAATTATTTGATTTTGAAGTTAAAGACGAATATGACAATGAAATTGAAACACCTGAAACCGAACCCGAAATGGAAACCGAAATAGAAACTGAAAATGAAATAGACGAACTTGATGAAGCCGATGATGAAACTAAAAAATTAAAATCTTTAATTGAAAGTGAAATAAGTAAAAGTATAAAAAAAAAAGTATTGAGTTAAGCGAATTAGAAAAAACAAAGATTTGGAAGGCATACGATAAAACTAATAGCATCTATGCTAAAAAATTAGAAAAAATTTATATTAGCATTTTTAGTTTAATTCAAAAAGATGTAGTTAGAAATATTAACAAACCTTTGAAAAAAGATAATATAAAAGTTGAATATAATTATTACTTTGATTTGAATTACTATTTAAGTATGATTGCTAAAAGAACATCAAGTTTAAAAACTTCACTTTTTATGGAAACATTAAAAGCACTTTTAAAAGAAGTTAATTTGAGTGATAAAACTGGTGATGACTTTGCAAAAGAAATTACAAAAGTTTTAAAAGATGCAGGCAGATTAGACAAAGATACTTTAGAAACATTAATTAAAGACACTGACGAAATTATTAAAAAAGCAAAAGAGCAAGGCAAAGATTTAAGCAAAGAGGAACTTACAAAAGAAATTGCTAAAACTATTAATAATAAGTTTGATTTGGTATATAAGGCAAGCAGAGTTAATGCAATAGGGCGTACGGTTGCAACCTATACAAGTGAAAATACTAAAAGAGTAATTGCAGATAAATATAAGTTTAAATTGATGTGGATTAGTCAAAGAGATAGTAAAGTAAGAATAAGCCACCGTAAAGCCGATGGACAAAAGCAAAATGATAAGGGTATGTTTAGTGTAGGCGGTTATGAAACACCGCACCCAGCAGGCTCAGGATTGCCAGCAAAAGAAGCGGTTAATTGTAGATGTGTAACACGTGGGATAAGAAATTGAAAAAAACTAAAAAATATAATGAAACTTATTTGTTTAGTTTAAATGATATAATTACAAATAATTTGAATAATCCAAAGATTATGAAAATTAAAAAAAAGAAAAAAAAAGAAATTGAGGTTTTAAAATGAATATAGATAATACATATTTAGATAACGTAAAAGCAAAACTAACAATTAATGATAACATAATCAAAGGTTATGCAGTTGTTTTTGATAGCGTTGATTTGCAAAATGAATATTTTACTAAGAATACTTTTTTAGGCGTTGAGAATGATAGCAAAACAATATTAATGTATAATCACGGCTTAGATGAAACATTAAAAAGAGTACCAATTGGAACTACTATTAAATATGCTATTGATGATTATGGTTTGAGTTTTGAAGCGGAGTTAAAAGCACTTAATCCAAACCTATGGAAAGAGTTGCAGATAGATGATAATCAAAAGTATTTAGACGCTATTAAAGATATGATTAAAAGTGGTAATTTAGGTGTTAGTAGTGGTGCGGTTGGGCATAGTGTAATTAAATCAAATAATGAGATTAAGCAATGGCTAATCGGAGAATTAAGTTTAACACCCACCCCAGCCGAACCTAAAACATTTATTAAAAATGATAATGAATTAAAAGCAGGTAGAGTTTTATCACAAAAGAACTATGATAGAATTAGATTAATTAAAGCCGAAATTGATAGTATGCTATCTGAAATGGAAAGCAAAATAGAAGCAATTGAAGAAAAAACAAATATGGAAACAGGATTAAAACCTGAAGTTAAAAATGAAAATTATTTTGATGTAAAAGAATTTGAATTAGAAATTAATAATATCATAAAAGGAGCCCTATATGGAGCAAAATAATGAAGTAGTAAATGCGGTAAAGTCTGCAGTTACTAACAGCATAGAGCCGTTAAATGTAGAATTACAAACGGTTAAATCTGAATTAGATGTAATGAAAACAAATTACAATAATTTAGAAAATAGAATTACTGAAAGTGTAGCAAAAAGCACTTTAGTTGTTAATGATTACAACTCAAATATTGATAAATTAACTCCAGCAGTTAAAGCACTTGGAGTTATGAAATATTTAGTTGAAGGTAAAAGAACATTAAACACTAATAACGACAGAAATGCAGTTGCAAAAGCATTAGAGAACGTTAAGAATGATAGTGGTATTAATGCTTACGCACACTTAACAGCACAAAAATCTTTGGGCTTAACATCAATGACTGACGGTGGTTATTTAGTTTCTGATGTAATGTATGAAGAGATTTTACCATACTTATTTCAAAAAACTATTTTTGACAAAATACCTACGATGAAAGTACCTATGAGCAAAGGTGCTTTAACTTTGCCTTATGATACAATAGCAGGTGGTGACCCTACTTACGTTGAATTACAACAAGCAGGTGGTGTTATTGATTTAAGTTCATTTGGTACTTATGAATTAAAATCTAAAATTATTAAAGGTCATTTAGCAGTTGGTAATGAATTAATTGACAGTGCAGATTATCAAGTATTGCCTTATTTAGTTCAAAAATTACAAACTAAATTATCTTTAATGGTAGATGCTCAATTCTTAAAAGGTACAGGTGGAGCGTCATCATTCTTAGGATTATACACTCAAGCATTAAGTGGCAATAAATTTAACTCTGCAGGTACATCTTTAACAAATGTAATTGCAGATATGCTAAAATTAATCAATAAAATTGATAGTGCTTTATCACAAAATATTGAATTATCACAATGTAGAATATTAATGTCATCAAGAAGTTATTATTACATTTTATCTTTAGCAACAACTACAGGTAACAACGCAACAATAGCAACTGAATTAAGTTCAAGCAACACAATTTACGGCATACCGGTAATAGTTTCAAATACAATTTCAAATACTATTTCAACTGATAAATCTGAAATTTGGTTAATTGACGGCTCAAAAATTATGCAAGGTATTCAACAAGAATTGAAGTTAGAAGTTACAAGAAATGATGTATATACTGACGCAAACGGTAGTTTAAAATATGGTAAAGATACTGACGAAACTATAATTAGAATTGAAACAAGACAAGATATGATGCTATCTTATCGTGGTGCAGTTGCTATTATGGAACAAGTAGCATACTCATTATAATAATAAAAATAAATAATAAGGAATTTAAAAAATGTCATACGCAAGTAAAATAGACGCCTTTGCTAATGTTAGATTAGCAGGTATTGGTTTGGGTAGTGCAGTTGCAGCAGGTACAGGCGACACTACTCAAGTAGTTGGAAATGTAGTTAATAGACAAATTGAACAAGGATTTGTTGATAGTGCTTTGGTTGTTTTAGATTGGAAAACATCTTTAACAGCGGACAAAACTTTAGGTTTTAAAGTAACTATTGAATATTCTACAAATAACTCAACTTGGAGTACTCCAGAGTTCTTATTTGGTGCAACTGGTTCTTACGAAACAGTAGAAACTGGTGCAGATACTAATAAGTATGGACAATGGACTTATAGATTACAATTAAGCCCTGAAGAACAATATTTTAGAATAAGTGTAACACCTGATTTATCACACACAGGTACAGATACAGCAGTATTTGCCTTTGGTGCTTTACTTGGTGGTTCAACAGTTAATCCTATTTCACAATACGATACAGTTGTAACATATTAATTTATTAAGGGGGTATAAAAGCCCCCTATTTTTAGAGTAAAAAAATGATTAAAATATTAATAATTAGTAGTGGATTAGGTTTTTATGCTGGTGATGAATTTAGCATTGAAACTAAAAAAGCCAAAAGATTAATTGACTTAGGGATTGCAAAAGAAATAAGTATAGTTAAAGCACCTGAAGAGCCCTTAAACGAATTACAAACCGATAATGATATAAGTATTGCATTAGATAATAAAAAGCCCTTAAAATCAGCAAGAACAACTAAAAGCGTTAAAAAATGAGAATACCAGCAGTAGATAACTTAATAATTTATAGAAATACTAATTTTATACATCAATTAGATTTTGAAACTTTAAATATTAATACTTATACTTTTACATCAAAAATAAGAGATAAGGATAGTAATTTTATTGCAAATTTTACAGTGACAAAGCCGACAAATCATATTGTACAATTAGCATTAAGTAAGGCAACAACTGAAAGTTTAGAATTAGAAACTTATTATTATGATATTATACAATCGGTTGCAGGTGTTGAAGAGTTAATTTTAAAAGGTATAATCACAGTTGAAAATACAATAACAAATTTAGAGTAATAACGTGTCAGTAACTAAGGTTAAAGTAGAGCAAAAAGTAACTAAAATTAATCCTATTCAAACAATTACTAAAATTAATTTATTGAATAATGTTAATACTGTTATTGATGATAGTTTGGGATATATCCGAACTACTTTTAATGGCACTGATACAATAAAAGAAATAGGCGTGGTGCCGATTAATAAAGTAATTAATCAAACTATATTAGAAGTAACAACAGCAGGCAATGGAACGGCTACAATAGGCACAAATGCAAGTCAGGGTATATTGATGAGTGCAAGTCAAAATGATTTAAGCGTTGCAGATATGTATGTAAATGTTAATAATTTACTAATGAATACAAATGAAACTTTTAATATTTACTTTACTAATAATAGTTCAAGTGGTTCGGTTACTATCTATTATAATTAAAATAAATAAATTGAGGTTGAAATGGCAGTTAAAACAAATACTTTAGGTACGTTACAAACGTCCTACGAAATAGGTAAAAGTAATAAAACAAAACTAAAAAATAATAGTGGCGTTTTAGAATTAAGAAATACAGGCGATAGTGCTTATTTAATATTTAGAAGTTTGGAAGCAAACAGCACGTCATCACCAACGGATAATGATGTTGTTACATTTTTTGATGTTAAAAGTGCAGATGTATTAATTGAATTTAGTTTTAGTGGTGGCTCGGCTCCTGCTGGTGGCACAAATACTGGCAAGTATGGTTTTTGTCATACTACTGGTGGTGCTTATACTCAAGGGGTTGTATATTATGATACAGGTTCGGCATTATTAGAAGTTAAGCACGTTACTAAATTAGCAACTTCAACGGCAGTTACAGGTACAATATCTTTAAATGCGAATGGTATTTATTACAAACAAGCAGGTACTTGGACTTTAAAAGGTGATGGTGCAAGTAGTGGAACAGGCAATAAAAAAGCAATTAAATTAAGTTTTGCTTATACTGATACTTCTGTTAATTCAACTACAAGTTTAGCAAATGGAACTCAAATTGATAAGATTACAGTTGTTAAGTTAGTAGCGTTTAATGGAACGGCTCCGACACTTGCAATAAAAGTTGATGGTGCAACCGATTTGCCTATATTAGCAACAGCAGATAATGATTTAAAAAGTACAACAACTGATGTAAGTTTAGATGCTTATTTAGTTGAGAGTGCAAATGCTGGGGTGGTTAATTTAGCAATTACTTCAGATAGTTCAAGTGCTGGTAATGGTTATGTTTTAGTAGAATATTCAGACACTCAAAATTCTTAATACCTTAATAAATAATGTTTAAATTAAAGACTTTAGTTTTAGATATTGCAAATTTTGCTAATAATTTAGTAACCCTTGCAAAAATTCAGCAAATTGGGGCTTATAAAACACTTGCAAATATTACAGGTTCAACTGCAAATATTAGTGAAGTTAATATCGGATACACTCCAAATGGTGCAGTTACTTTAAGTGGGAACGTAACCTATGCTAAAAGTGATTTTGCTGGTAAAACACATTTATTGTTGAGCACAAATAATACATCAACAAGAACATTTACAGTAAGTAATACAGGTTTTGTCAATGGTGATTTTATTTGTCTTTTAATAGACCAAAATTCAAGTGGAGATGTAAGTGTTACAATAGGCACACGTGCAATAAGTAATAATCGTGGCAATATTATTAATGGTTTATTTGACGGCACTAATTGGCACGTTTGGAGTGGTGGTGGTGTTTTTAATACAAGTTCAGGTTCTTTTAGTAAAACAACATTTGGATTATTGTCAAGTACAGCAGGGGTGGACGCAACTGCATTTGGACATTTTGCAGTGGCATCGGCAAATTATGCGACTGTATTTGGCAAAAGTGCATCTGGTTCAGGCGCATCGGCTACCGCATTTGGCAGAAACGCTACTGCAAGTGGAGCATCTAATCCTTGCACATTTGGAGATACTTCTACCGCATCGGCTAATAGTACAAGTGCTTTTGGCAATAACTCAAGTGCAAGTGCATCATCATCATCGGCATTTGGACGCAATGCAAGTGCTAATTCTTCGGATGCTATGGCGTTAGGTGCATTTAGTAGTACTAATAGTTTTAGTTGGCTTGTTGCATTAGGTAATTTTCTTACAGGCAGACGTTATGGCGCTTTTGCCTATAAATATGATACTACTACAAGCGCAGGAACTAACCCCTCTTTAAACGGCGAAAAAATAGCATTTAGTGGCACAACTACAAATGCAACAATTACTGAAATATTTTTGAGAGGAGTGAGTAGTAATAGATGTGTTTTACAAGCAAAAAATGTTTTAAGTTTTAGAGGTCAAGCAGTTGCATATAGAAGTGATTATACAGGCTCAGCACGTTGGAGTATTGAGGGTTTAATCAAAAGGGACGGTTCAAACAATACTACTTTAGTTGGTGTTACAGCGACTTTAACACACTCTGACGGCACAGGTAATACATTAGTATTAACTATAACAGCAGATGATACCAACGAGGCTTTAAAAGTAGAAGTAACAGGTAATGCAAGTGAGACTTGGACTTGGGGTGTAGAATTAGAATTATTAGATTTAAGAATTGCATAAAAGGTAAATCAAAATGGCACTTAAAAGAATTAAAATACAAAATGAAAATAATGAAGTTATTGGCGAATACCATAAAATCAATAATGTAAATAGTGAATATGATACTATAAGCATTGAAATTTATAGTTCAGAGCAAGATAGAATTGATTTTAAAAATGGTGTATTTGATAGCAGATTTAAGAAAACAGATAGTTACACTTGTTATCGTGCTGGTTTAAAAGATGTAATTTTAACAAATGGTTTAGCAGTTGGCAGTACAAATTTATATGATAGTATAATTGCTTATGCTTATTTAAGTTTGAAATCTGAAAGTGATTTTTATAGTGAAGAATTTTTTGAAAATTGTTAAATATTTAATTAAAATTTAAAATGATTGATTTAAAAGATATAATTACATTTGCAGTATTTATTGGTGGTATTATTGGAGTTTTAACAAAGAACGAAAATAGAATATCAACTATTGAAAATAAATTAACAAGTGCTTTAGATAATATTAGCAAACAAATTGATGAGTTAAAGCA